CTTATAAAGAAGATTCTAGTGTTATGCGTCTAAGATTAGATGAAGAACAAATGTCCATTGACGAATTTAAGAAAATCCAGGCATCAGTACCCACTACGAGTAAATTAATTTCAACTCCACTTTATGGAATTTATCCGGTTACTCGATTTCCAGCACAATTGGATAAATTTGGAAGATGCACTGTGAAAGATGTTGCTAAAAAGTCTTTTTCAAAGGTTAAGCAAGTTGATGAAGCTGAAATGGATTTTGCTGTTAAGTGTTTAAATAATTTAGTTCCGAGTTATTGTGCTATAACTGAAAGTGAAGTAGTTAAAGGAACAGCATTATTGGCTGGTTTAAATAAAGATTCTTCCAACGGATTTGGTTGCCTTAAAGATAAAAATGAATATATAGATTTTGAAGCAGGAAAATTTAAAGATTTTCTGAGAGAGGAGATAATTGATATTGAAAAACAACTTAAAGAAGGAAAATACCCATGGAAGTCATTTGTTTGGGTTGAGGCGTTGAAAGATGAGTTGAGAGGTGTAGAAAAAGAGGGTGAACCCCGAAGCTTTAGAGTCGGTACTATACATTCTCAAATCTTGGCTAAAAAATATATGGGAAATATGGTTGAAAAAATTATTATGGACAAATGGTTCTCAGGAATCATGGTTGGAATAAATCCTTTTAAAGATTGGCAAAAGTTATATGAAAAATTAATTTCTACGCGAGTCTTCGCCGCTGATATTAAGAAATGGGATGGCGGAATGTTGCCACAAGTTCAGAGGGCTGTTATTAATATAATAGCTTCTAAGTGTGAAACAGTTCAAGATCGATTTATTATACGTGCAATTTTAGAAAGCTTAGTACATAGTTTAGTTATTTTACAAGACGATCTAGTTATGACTACTCATTCTTTACCGAGCGGTCATTTTCTTACAGCTATTTTTAATAGTTTAGTTAATAGATTTTACACAGCTATGTGGTATTATAGAAATATTAAGACTAAAGGGATAACCCCTACTGTTTTGTCGTTTTTTTCCGATGTGTTAGATTTTGTGTATGGTGATGATAAATTGGTTGGTGTGCTTAGACATGAAGATGTCTTGAATGCACGTACGTGTCGTTCTTTTTTTGAGTCGATCGGTTTAGGATTGACTACTTCAGATAAAAGAGAGATTGATTTTGATTTTCAATCTATAGATGAAGTTGATTTTTTAAAAAGAAAATTTGTTTTTCATGAAGATTTAGGTAAAATAATGTGTCCGTTAGATTTAAGAACTTTATATTCTGGTCTATCATTCGCCGATTCTTCAAAAGTTATGGGTGATGTTGTGGGAGATAAAATACATAATTTTCAACGTGAATTGTATTTACATCCCAATTTTGATCAAAATGTATCTGATTTTTATGATAGATTGAACCGCTTAAACTATCCTTATTTAGCTTTGCCGAAGAGCTATTTAAAATTTTTATATTCGGATAGTATAGAGTTGGACGAATTGTTCCAACGTTTATACATTTAGTACTTTAATATATAAACATAGTTATAAGAATCAATTTTTAGTTTAGTTTTAGAATAGTTAGTTCTATTTGATTCGCTAATGATTATTAAAGTATTTTTTAAAACTAGACAGTCGATGAAAATTTTAGTTTTTGTTTTCATTGTCTATAATAATATAAAACTTCGAATTTTAATACTATTACTCAAACAAGTTCTGACAGCCTCTCACTTATGAAAGACGCTGTATCTAAATTTTTTTCAGGAGTTTCTAATCGATCTTGTATAGAGCCTCCTATTATGTATGATAAAATGGTAAAACTGGATACTTTGCCTAAACAATTGCAAATGAATTATGATGTTATTTTAAATAAACCGTTTTATTTGACTACAATTCCATGGTCTACTACCAATAATAGAAAATCTTATGTAGGTGCGCTAAGAATTCCAGGAGATATTATTAATAATGCTCTTTCTAAAATTCCATTTACTGCTTCTGTTTATTATCGCGCTAAAGTTGCACTAGTTTTGCAAGTATCTGGAACGCCAATGCACCAAGGATGTTTGCTAGCTTCGTGTGTTCCAATTAATAATTATATTCGTAATACTACTAATTGGGATTTTGCCATAAATCGCTTACTAGCTGCTCCTCATGTCTTTCTAAATGCTAATGAGTCTACACCTATTGTTTTGGAAGTTCCGTTTTACGTTAATTCACCTTTAGCAGCTATTGATTTAACAGGGACGACTGTGTTTGGAGGAAATGATTCGGCGGATTATGCGCAAGTTGAAATAACTGTGCTAAATCCATTATCTGCTCCTGCAAGCGCTTCTCTTTCCTTGTCAGTTTCTGCCCACGTTATTTTTAGAGAATTAGAATTTTATGTTCCTCATGTTAATCCAACATGGGTTCCATATACACCAACACCTTTCGTCGCTGAGGGATTTATGAATAATTTTTTAAATCCTGTTAAACAATCGGTGTCTAATGCGCTAGATGGCGCCGTTACTTCAGCTAATTCTTTTGCTTTTGATATTTTGGATTCAACTAAAAATGTTATATCGACCATCACTTCTAGTGCACGAGCTTCCTTTAAAGCTCTAACTGGATTGCATAATCCGGAGATTCCTTTTATATCAAATAGATCAGCCGTTCAGTTTAGGCAAAATGTAAATTTAGTTGATGCTCCAAGTTATTTTGAAAAAATGGACCCATATGGTTGTTTTACTAAAACTCATGATGATTATTTTTTTGATACTACTGTAGATGAAATGAATATACATAATATTATTAGTAAACCTCAATATGTTGGATCATTTAAAGTTACTAGTACGGATAATACAGGAACTCTTCTTTGGAATAGACCTATTACTCCTTATCAACAAGTTAATAATATAACGTACTTGTCTCTACCTGGAACAACTCAACAAACTATTTTGTCATCTAACTTGTTACAAACATTTTCGCGTCTTACTCGTTATTGGAGGGGAACGATAAAAGTTCATATACAATCAGTTATGACGAACTTTCATTTTGCAAAATTAGTTGTAGCTCGTAACTATTCACCAGATTCTAA